ACCTCAAGAAGAGGATGAGGAAGAATCGCTTAGATACGCGAAAGGAAACCCAATGAGCATGGCGTGGTCTTTGTTGAAGGGCAACCGAAGTATGCGTGGTGCAAAAGGGGAAAGCATTGACCATCCCGCCGCTTTGAAATACGCCAACTTGTCTTATACGGTAGACCCTTACGATGCGGGTCCCGAAGGTGATATTGAAACGAGGGACATCAATTCAGCACTCATGGCTAAAAAACTCCGCGGTAGTAGAAGAATGGTTCCCGGCGTTTTTTCTCGTCACGCTGGTAAGTTCCTGCAACCACCGATGACAGCAGGGAAGCACTACGAAGAAGCGGACCGGGAAGCCGCTGAACTAACAGCAAACACTCTTGAGTTCGGCAACGAAGATGACTCGCCGTCGCCCAACTACGACATACAACGAATGCCCCGACCGGAAGAAGAGTGAGGTGCGCGCGTGTCGGACCTATGGTGGCGTATCACGAAAATGAAGAAGGAGGCCAAGTCTCCTGCCGCCATTGCGCACAAGCGCAAATACGAGACGCAATACGAATCTACGCCCGCGCGTAAGAAATACCGACGGGAGTTGGAGAGTGAGCGTCGCAAGCGCGGGGTCGCTGGAAAAGGTGGTAAAGACATGAGCCACACCAAGAGGGGGACAATCGTTCCCGAAGACCCTCACACGAACAGGGCGCGCTCTCATCCGTCCGTAGGCTCCACGCTGAAAATGGTCATCGTCAAAGCCCCACAAATGAACCTCTACGGTCAGTCTGCTGAATGCGAGATGTGCAACGCACCGATGAGTGGACAGGAGGCGGCTATATCAAACCAGCAAATGGGCGCGTCAGTATGCTCCGCTTGTATCATTCAAGAACAAGAGCAATTCAATCAAGAGAACGATATGATGTTTCACGGTGAACCGATGGATGTTGTTGCGCGCTTGTTGAAAGCACCGCTACATGATGTAAACACAGGTGAGCAAGTCGCTGGCGCACCTCAACCCATGACCGACTTTCAAGCCCGCGACCCAAATAGCAACAGATTCTTACCCGACCCATACGAGCATGATTTCCGCTTCCTTACGGATAACATCAAAGCACCCAATCAATACCAATATGAATCGCCCGACAAATCAACTCGCGGTGTCGTCAATGTCAAGGACAACAAAGCGAACATTTTGGCGTTTGTGACCCATGCTAACCAAAGGGGTAAAGGCAAAGGAACGCGCGCGCTAAGAAATCTCACCGAAGAATTGCGAGAAGTCCACCCCGACCTTCGTGAAATTAACACCGAAGGCGGAGCGGGACAGGATGCGTTTTGGGAGAAGATGAGACGAGAAGGAGTCATCAAAGCCCCATTCTCCACAAAATACGGGGGCAACTGCGTAGTGTGCGGTCAATACATCCAAGAAGGACAACAAGCCAACTATCACAATGACTCACAGCGTAGAGGGCTTAAATGTCCTTACGACTGTGGACGCGCCTATGTGGTTTGATTCATTCCTCTTCGGTTGAACCGGGGATAGGGATGTTGCTGGCCGCGCGGTAAATCATGTCAAGCATGACAAAACCAAGTTCAATGCCTACCAGCACCAAAAACGCCAATAGCAAGACTTCAATCATCAACCACGCCTCGCAATAATGTCGTCAATGCGGAGGATGGAGCAAGCAACCTCGGTGGCTGACTTGATGATTTGCTCAACAAGCGCGGCAGGTTCCCACACATTGTGTAGTCGCATGTCCACAATTGAGCCTTCCCCTGCAAAGTCAATGAAAAGACCGTAGTTGTCCGTGACTGAACGCAACTCCATGACAACATCAAGCGCGTCCATACCAGCGTTGCTGGCGATGGCGGCAGGGATGATTTCAAGAGCGTCAGCGAATGCTTCCATGCACATACGCTCACGAGCAGACGATTGACGCTCATGGGTGGCGTGACTACGAACGGACATTGCTAACTTGGAGAGAACAGCACCACCACCGGGATAGAGTCGCTTGTCGTTCAAGTAGAGACAGGCCACACCAAGAGCGTCGTCAAACGCACGCTCGTATTCATCCAGCGTTTGTCGGGTTGCGCCCCGAACAATCATGGTGATGGTATCGCTTTCCTTTGCTTCAACCGACACATAGTCAAGGTCGCCAATGCGAATGGGTTTGATTGAACCTTCAATGCGCGCTTCGTAGTTTTCAGCAACTTCGGTGATGCGGTGATGAACGGGGATGCCTGTGATGCGAGCGATGCTGTCCATGTCGCTTTGCTGAACACGACTAACAACACCAATGTTTTGTGCGTCAAGGTATTTTGCAACAGCCTCATGAACACCGTCTCGGACAATCACAATGTCAGCCATCTCGGAAAGAGCGTGAGACACGCCACTCAAAATCTGCATCTCTTGTTTTCGGATTGCATCAAGTTGAGCAGGGTCACTGATTTGCATTTGGACATCCTCGTAATTGAAGCCGTCAATTCCTCCATCAAGAAGAAGAATGCGCGGGTTTTCTTTTCCGGCAAAGTCCGGGTTAGCAAAGGTCTTGTTGAGAACGAGTCCACTATGGATGTAAGAGTCGCTCATGTCACCACCTGCTTGAGTGAGTGTGCGAACACGGTCAAGGTTACCATTAACAGTCAGCGCGGCGTTTTCAACAAGTTGAGCGGCGAAGCCGAGAGCCGATTCGGATGCTTTGCCGCGCAAAGCGGTTGCGGCGACTGCATCAACACCGATGTTTGTTTCGGGATGTGGCATGTTTTCAAGAGCAATCTTAGACGCTTTGTTAAATGCGCGCACGATTGTTTGCGGGTGAATGCCTCGCATGAGCAATCCCTCGCTCAAGGCCAGCATTTGTCCAGCCAACACAACCACGCTGGTTGTGCCGTCTTTGCACACTTCTTCTTGCGTTTGACTCGCTTGAACCATCATCTGCGCACCGGGATGCGCAGTGTCAAGTTCACGAAGAATCGTGATACCATCGTTGGTCACGATGCTTTCTCCGCGTTCGTCTACAAGCATTTTGTCCATACCCGCAGGGCCAAGTGTTGACCTCACGGTTTCGGCCACCTGCACAGCGGCACGAATGTTGCTCATTTGGGCTTCTCTTCCTGTTTTCCTTTCTTCTGTCATGGGGGTTCACCATCCTATTTGGTATTCCTCAATTAGTCCCGTTTCTTCATTCCGGCTCTTAACAAAGCCTTCGTTCCTCCCATGAAGAAACAGGTCATAATTGAGTTTGCAATCTGCAATGCAGTATTTGATGACTTCCGCGTGTCGGCCTTCTTTCCAAGCCATAGGCGCGTCTGTTGAACCCATGATTTCTTTTCCTTTACCCAGCGTGTGCTTACACAGCGAGTCAAGGTGATGACTCTTCCCGCATGCTTCACGCACCGCCCATGAGGTGTCAACGATTGATTCTTTTTTGTTGAGCAGAACGCCAGCGTAGTGCATGTCAAGCGCATCTCGGAGAACGGGGAGGTCAAAACCTCGGATGTTGTGTCCAACGATAATACCGCCCTCGTCAACATGCTTCTTGAGGTGTTCACCAAGGTCGCGCGGATGTAATTCATGGTGAACCACATTGTCAAAATCGGAGTTGCGCAGTTGGTTGTCTGTAAGGTCGCCCTTATGGAACACATGTGCTTTTTCACCGTCCCATGTTGCAACCACAGTCGGCTCAAACATGTGGGTGTTGCCCCATCCACCGACATCGTAAGAGTAGTTGGCTGTTTCAATGTCAATCGCCATCACTTTACTCATTGGGATTCCTCCTTCATTTGAATGTAGACCGCGCTACCGACACGATGGGTGCGGAACATCTTCTCCACATCCTTGAATCGCCGATACACGCTTGGCATACTCAAGCCCATTTTGTTCGCGTAGCGTTGGAACATGTCATTCTTGAGAACCCAGCCTTCGCCTTTGTTTTCAATCTCCACGCTCTTGAGACTCTTCATCGCATCCAACCATTCCTCTCTACGCGCAACTTTTTCAGCGGCCTTTGCACCAACTTCAACCTCGGACTCAAGCCAAAGGACAAGTTGCTCGTATATATCGTAGAGGATTTCAGTCGCCATTTCAACATCATCACCGGTTACAATCCACTCCGCGTCGTGTGAAAGTCCATCACGCTCAACGCGCATCAATGCGAGGTGGGTAGCAAAAATCACCGTATAGTTGAGAACATTCGGGATGAACGAACAGACGACATCGGAGAGGTGCTTATCCATTCCTCGGACAAGCGTGTAGTATTCCTCAACTGAAGCCATCAGTTGTGGATGAACTGACGGTTCAACGGTGAACATCTCATGCATGCAACCACGCGCAACTTCTTCTTTGCTGGACGGTGCGAGGGCATCCCATTCTTGATGGGTCATGTTGGCGATGCTTAACAAACGAGCCTCGGTCTTTTCACGAATGCGGATGAAATGTTGGGCGATGTCTTCAAGGGATTGCACTTCGGTCAACTTGTTCTTGAACACACCTTCCATTCGTCGTTCCGAAACCATCTGTCGCATATCATCACTCCACGGTCGGTAGAGCAAAAGCACTCTTTGAAACAGACCTTTGGTCAGCACATATTCCTTGACACCGCTGGGCGGAAACGAAGTAATCCAAAACGATACGCGGGATTCTGTTTCCACTTTACCGTTCTTCATGTGCTTGGTCAAGGTATTGCTGTGGCTTCCGACAGGATTCATCGCTTGTTGCAAATAGAGGATAACCTCGGAGAAGAATTGCTTGGGGTTGGATTGAAGAAGGATTGACCCTTCGTCAAAGTTCAAACATTTCTTTCCTCCGAGCAGTCCTTCATTCTGCACTATTTCGTATCCTCCCGAACCATCACTCACCGAGTCAATTGACCCGATAAGCGCGCTGTCTGTTCCACTGGTGAACATGTCAATGTTCAACCCTGCCAAGTCTGCGACTTCGCCTGTAAACTCCCATGCGATTGACTTTCCGGACCGCGTTGCTTGAATCCAAAATACATGGATTCGCGGGTCAAGGGCCGAAGCCCAAACGGGTATTCGCACATAGTCTACAAGGGCTTGACCTTGCAGGTAGAAGAAGGAAATGAGTCCGGGGATTTCGTTGAAAAACGAAGTCGTCCGGAAACGCTCAAGGTATTCCTTCATCGTCGGGTATTCTTTCACGGCTGTGTATTGGTTCCATTGTCTTTGGGGCATTCTTACTCTCTCCATTGGGGGGCGGATGACTCTTGGGGTATGGTGGTCAGCCTATAACCATTTCTCGTTTTCTTGTTTATCGCTATCTTCTTATAAAAATAAATCGCGATAATATATGAAGTATTAAACATACGCGCTCACCTTTCAAAGCGAACTTCGTTTTCGCTGGTCAATACTTCAACAACACGGTTGCGCAACACCTTCCCCATACGGGGAACATCGCGCAAGCAATCACCACATGCGGCTTCTTCTATTGAGCCGCACGCGTCAATGATTGCCTCCACCATCTCCGGACCGATACCGGGGATAGTAAGGAGCATGTCTTTACGAACATCATTTGTAGATACGCGCCGAACGGCTTGCGCACCATGACGGCTCGCTTTCTTGTAGGTTTTCTCGTGCAGGGCGACCATGAATGCCGCCGCTTCACTTGCGTTGGGTGCGCGGTAAATGAGGCAACCGAAGTCGGCTACAATTCTACCGAGGAATCCTGTCATTTGTTTGAGGGCTTGACTGGCGGTGATAGTAGAACCACGCTCATGCGCTCGGAGAATGTAGCCACCAATCTCACCCCAAATCACCAACCCGTAGTTGCCATCGTTTGCGTCCATGTTGTCAAGTTGTCGCATGAGGTGTCCGGTTCTCATGGATGTGAAGAGGTCGTCAATGCTCTTGGCTTCAATCAACCAATCTCCACACTTGTAGTCGCCGTTGACAAGGTTCTGCCGCAAGACATCAATTCGGGGGGAGCGTGATTTTGCGCGTCGCTCAAGTGCTGACACGAGTGAACCGCGTTCGTTGGTGTCAATAATAAGAGGCGGAATCATGCTTGACACCCCTCGTGTGTAGGAAAGTCAAACACTCTTCGGTATTCAACTCGCTTGTTGCTTATTTTGCGCTTCTCAAGAAGCCCGTCGTTTACAAGTTTCGTCATGAGTTTTACCATTTTGTGATGACTCATCAACCGTAGCGTGTTACTATGTTTGCAAAGTTCGGAGCGTGTTCTCCATGTTGAATCAATGTTCAACAACAATTCAATCTGCCATTTTTCAATCATCCAATCACCTTCAAAGCGGAATAAATTGTCGCGATGTCCTTCATGTCTTTCTCATCCTTCAACCAAATGTTATCGCACTTTGTCTTGATAGGCACTCCTTTGGATTTGACCTCGTAAGCGTTGTTCCATCCTTTGAGATTGACATTGTAATCCATGTGGTTGTGGGAATCAACCGTAGCCCAAACGACAATTGCTTTATTGGCAACATATTTTTCCAATTGATTGGGAGGTATCATTCTCCCCTTCTCATTATTCCAATCCTTTTCAGTGACAGTCTTGACTTCAATAGGAATGTTGTTGACTTGCAAATCACCTTTTCCTTTTTGAACATCAAAATGACGCGACAAATAAAATCCAACAGCCGCTTCTGCTTTTAGACCAATGAATGTTGATGAGACATTGTTGTGTGAATAATCTCCTACGCGCTCCTTATACTTTTCAACCTCTCTTATGGCTTCGCTGTAAGCCTCGCTAACTTCTTGTGGTGAAAGTTGAATCGTTTCCGTAGAGTCTTGGAGTTCGTGTTCGCC